GAGGTTGGTGAAATTCAATTCCAAAGAGATACTATTTTGCCAAAACTCAAAATGATTCGTGATAAAATTAACGAACAGATTATGCCTATGTATGATGAAAATATATTTGTTGATTTTGATAATCCTGTTCCGGCTGATAAAGAAATGGAATTAAAAGCAACAGAAATTTATTTAAAGCAAGGTGTTAAGACTGTAAATGAAGTTAGACAAGAGATGGGATTAGAGGAAGTCGAATGGGGTGACGTTCCTTTTATTCCTACCGCACAACAACCGAAAGGGGGAGGGCAAGAAGATGTAGATGACATGGCTAAGGTTTTCGCAGATCAATTAATTAATAAGGCAAGACAAAACTTTTAAAGGAGAAAGAAAATGGAAAGTACCGAGACCAAGGCGTTCTTCACTGAGGTAGAGCAATCTATGCTTATGATTGTTGAAGGAATTGAATATATCAATTCCCGGATAACCAAACTTGCAAATGAGATTCGCGGGGTAACAGACGAGGAGATTAAAGAGCCTATTGCTACTCGGCTACAACCTAATCTTCCCAGAGCAATTGCTTTTAAAGAAATGATTGGAGAATGCTCAATTTTTCTTAAGCAAATCAAAAAACAACTTGACCGATTACATCTTATCGAACATGTTGAATACAAGGTCCCGCTTCGTAAAAATTTTTAGCGGACGTCCACTAGTTCTGCAAAAATTTATGAACTCTGCCAATCTCCTTAAATCAGTAAGGAGATTGGCTATAAGGAAAAGGAGAAAGAAAATGATTAAGAAAATAGTGACTTACACAGAGGCTGAGGCAAGGGAAAAAGAGTGCCGTCAAGCGTTTTTAAAATTGCCTGGGGATTGTATCAAATTCCCAGAATGTTCTGGTTCTAAATGTATGTTTTGGGTATGGGATAGTTATAGTTCCGAACAGCGAATAAATCCTAAAGGGTATTGTGGTTTGATTAGTTGAAATATTTAATTTAAAGGATAATGGAAATGAAAGAAGACAAGCTTAAATGGAGTCATGAGAAGTTCTTGTATCCGGTCGTTAGAGTATTTGCTGAAAAGGCCGGAGGTTCGGGAACTATTGTTTATTCCGAACAAGACCCTGAAAACAAAGAAGAAAACATTACTTTAGTTTTAACTAATCACCATGTAATAGACGATCTTATCAGTCATAAAGAGGAATGGGATTCTTTATTGAAAAGGAAAAAGGAAAAAGAGTTCAAGAAGAAAGCGAAAGTTGAGCGGTTTGAATATGTTAGAATGTCAACCGTTGATAGCTCTAATAGATACGATGCTGATATTCTTGCTTATGATAAGAATGAAGATTTAGCTATTCTTAGGATTAATAGTCCAAGAAAATTTGAGTATGTAGCTAATCTAATTCCTAAAAAAGAGATTAAGAATTTGAGATTATTTCAAGATGTTGTTGTTGGAGGTTGTTCTTTATTGCATGAACCGTTTTGTAATTTTGGACAGATTACTTTTTTGACTGAGGAGATTGACCAGAAACAATATCTTATGACTAACTCTAATTCCGTTTTTGGTAATTCAGGCGGCGCTTTATTTCTTAAAGAGACTGGTCAAATGATTGGAGTCCCGTCAAGGATTACCGGCATTCAATTAGGCTTTGGAGTTGACATTATGACCTGGATGGGATTTGCTGCTCACCCAAAAAGAATTTATGGATTTTTAGAGGAGCAGGAACTGAAGTTCATTTGGGATAAAAAAGATACCTATGCCAAAGCTATGAAGCGGAGAGATACAAAAGAAAAGACAGCTTTGCTTGAACTTAAAGCGCAACTTGTTGGCAGTGGAAATTGAAACTTAACCTAAAGGAGAGAAAATAATGACTAACGAAGCCGAAGAAATGGCTAAGAAGATGATTAACAATTTCGAGTCTAAGGCTAAGAAGAAAGAGATTAAGGTTAATCCGCCGATTGAATGTGTGAATTGCGATTTGCGATTGTCTGATATGGTAGATAAAGAAAATAAACTTTATCCTGGTTGGATTGGAGTTAGATTACAGGCGCCTCCATTTATGCTTTATATTTGCCCAAGATGTCAAGTGGCTATGGGTCCAGTGAATATTGTTGACGTTATGAATGCCTCAGAAGAATTGCAGACTAAACAAAAAGATGATGAAAAGAAAAAGCCATTGAGCTTTGATGGGATGGTTGAGGCTAAAGAAGAACTTGGAGATGATTATAAACTTGGAGAGGCTGAGAAGTGTGTGTAGATGTTAACGTATTATACAGATGGGGGTACTGGTTCACCTCCCGATTATATGATTTTTAATCCACCCGAGACGACAGATGCAAGAAGGGTTTTCCCTAGGGCTGATTATGAACAATGTCCGCAGTATTGGTTTTGGCCTTCTTATCCTCTTTATCCTTCTCCTCTTTATCATGAACAAGATACTCCTCCTTCTTATGTAGACATTTATATTAGGCTGTATGGCTTTGTATGGTAACATAAGGCGATTTAGGACAACAACCAATGGTAAAGTATAGGTAGGGAAATAAAACAGTTTAGAATGGATGTATGCAAGGGTTAGTAAAAAAAGTTTTTGACCATGTTCTTGATGAGATTGGACCTCAGATTGTAGAGTTGTCTGAAAATTCTGATAATCGTTATTGGGAGAGATTTTTAAAAGCTATTGGCCCTGGCATGAGAAGTATGGAGTATCAGCTTAAGAGAGAATTTAGGAGGCAAGAAGCTGAAATTATTCGTGGCATAAGGAAACCATCAAAAACTTATAAGGCTAATCCTGTTTTTCCTGTAAAACCTTTGACTTTGGAACAGATTTATCAATTTAATACCGAAAGGGCTAAGACTTTAACTCAGCTTGCTACAAAACCTGGTTATGGGAATTGTGCTGTTAAGGCTGGTAAAGAGAGTTTAAGGAAGTTAGGTATTGATGTTGATTTCAATTTACAATTACCAGAAGTAGGAGAATTTGTTGATGAATGGACCTTAAAACTTGCCGGCGAGGTGACTGGCTCAACGGTTGATAATATAAAGAAAACTTTACGAAAAGGGATTATGGAAGGCGAGTCTTATCAACTGTTGACCGAAAGAGTAAAGAAGGCTTTTAAGACTTCGCCTGTTAGGGCCAATATGATTGCTCAGACTGAAGCCGTTAGAGCCGGTAACGGCGGTCAAATATTAGCTTGGGAAAAAACAGACGGCGCAATCTCAATGAAACGCTGGTGGACAAGTAGAGACGAAAGGGTCTGTCCGTTTTGTCTAAGGATGCACGGGAAGGAAATTTCATTAAGAGATAATTTTGCTAATCTTGGTGGCAGTGTCGATGGTCTGACTTCTGAGGGTAAACCTGTTTCGATGTTGGTAAGTTATTCTGATGTTGGTTTTCCACCGCTTCATATTCGTTGCCGTTGTGTTTTAATTGGCGTTCCGAGGGGGGAAGAAAGTCTAAGGCCAGTCGTTGAAGAGCCTATGGCTGAGAAACCTAAGCCGAAGCCTAAGAAACCAAAACGGCGCCCTATAAAAGATATTCCAAATAATAGCAAAGGGGCGTCTGAGTTTGGAAAGAGGCTAAAAGATACTGATATTTCACCAGGAGGTTCAACTGGCGCAAAGATATTTAAAGATAATGAAGGTTTTGATTGGGTAGTAAAATCTTATCCAGACGAAAGGCAGATTTTCTCTGAATGGATTTCTAATAATCTTTATAAACGTGCTGGTATAGATGTTCCAGAAACAAGGCTCGCTTTAATAGATAAAAAATATAGGGTGGCTACTAAATGGCTTGATGATGCAAGACCATTAGATATTTCTTCTTTAAAGGGTATTAATAAATCGTTTAAAGATGGGTTTGCAATGGATTCTTGGTTAGCTAATTGGGATGTTATTGGTTTAACTGGTGATAATGTAGTCAAAAGCGGAAGCAAATTTTTTAGAGTTGACCAGGGCGGGTCTTTGTTTTTTAGAGCGCAAGGCGGGCTAAAGGGTGATTTATTTGGATCGGTAGTTAAAGAGCTAGAGACTATGAGGTCGAAGGTATCTAGCCGCACTTCTGGTATGGTTTTTGGAGATTTAACAGATACCTTTGTTAAACATCAGATTAAAAAAACCGTTTTGAAATTTACTGATGATGATTTAGCCTCTCTGATTATTGATTCTGGCCTTAGAGAAGTTAATCGTGAATATGCAGATGATTTACTTAAAAAATTGATTAGTAGAAAAAAATATTTAGAAGAGTTTACAAAACCTCCCTCTTCTAGCCTATCTTCTATTTTTAAGGATGCAACTCACCAAAAAGTTTTCGATGATTATTATGAATCTTTTGCGAAGGAACTTTCTTTATTAAAAACCAAGGAAAGTAAGAAAGAATTTGTAAAAAATGTTTTTTCTACTGATACCGATCTTGAGCTTATTAAAAATAGTATTGATACATGGAAGCATGATGCTCAGGCTATAAACCCTTTAAGGCTTAAACTTTTAGCCGTGGAGCTTGAGAATAAAATATCTGACCTTTCTGTTGCGCTTTCCTCGGAAGTGGATTTTATATATGAACATGAGTTGGTTAAAACCCTTACTTCGAAAAATATTAAGGGGTATATAAAATCGAGAGCATTAAATCAGGCTTATATACGGAATATGACAAAAAAAGATTCGATTACTTTGTATAGAGGCGTTGGAGGGAGCAGGGGGGAAGCCAAGAGGCAAGCTTTAACTTATTTATCAAAAGGGGCCAAGGTTGATATTTCGTCTAATTGTTTGTCTGGGTACTCAAGTTCAGAACTCGTTGCTACTGATTTTGGGAAGGTGATTTACACTAAGAATGTAAGAGTTGGGGACATTATTTTTGATGAGGATATTATAAATATTTTATCGAGGGATTTTCATAAGGATGAAAAAGAATTTATTATCAAAGGGCTTTCAAACGAAGTGGGGGAGTTGGGTAAGGATATAAAAGCTATTAAAGTAGTTGACGATATTCCTTCACATGGTGTTGATCCTTTCGACCCTGATGAGATACTTCCAGATTGGGAACCGGCAGACGGGGGGATTTTTGGGCCGGACCCATTTGCTGATGACTAAGGGGGAATAAATATGCTGAAAAAGAAAAAAATTAAAGGAAAAATAAAAGTTGAAGGTATGCGCCGAGGTCCAAATGGGGTTTGGGTGTTTCGCGATTCATGTGAAGCCGAAGATAGTTGGCTTCAGCATACTAGAGCATTGAAGGCTAATAAAAAGCGCAAGGCAAAAGAGATGGAAGATAATAGCATGTATGTTTATGTCGATAAAATCGGCGTTTTTTAAATATTTAAAATAAACTTGTTGTTTTTTTTATTTAATTAAAGTATAATATGACTTGGAGGTTGTTGAAGATGGAATTGGTGAAGGAATTGAAAATTTGATTATAGAACTTCAATCTATGCCAATATCTTATGATGAGAATATTAGAAAAACAATGGATAGCTTAATTAAATCATTAGGCAAATGCAAAGGAATTGTTATTATTAGCAATGGACTTGAAGGGAGTATGTCTTAATGGTTAAAGTAAAAATATATGAAGATTTCGAGGTTACTGTTGACCAAGGGAAAGCAATTGTTAAGTCAGGGATTGTAAGGAAGTATGCCAGAGCATTGATTAAAGCTCTTATGAATAAACATTGGGAACCTGTTTCACCTTCTAATCCTTGGCCCGATTATGCTGCCGCTCAAAGTATTGCAGAGTTTTTTGATGGTAAAATAATTGAGGCGACTGGAAAGCCGGTTTACAAACCTAATGTAATTTATTGACGGGGGATGGGAAGAGATGAAAATAGATAAAGCAGATGAATTTTTAAATAAGTATGGGCTTGGCAAAGATAGCGTTATTAGTATCAAAGCTGTAAACGATTTTGATGTTGGTGAAGTAGATAAAGAGAAACGAACAATCATTACTACTATTACAACTGCTGGTATTGATAGAAGTGGAGATATTGTTCGGCCTGACGGCGTTTCTTTAAAGAATTATCGAAAGAATCCTGTCGTGCTTTGGATGCATGGTAGCGGGGGGATGTTTTCGAGCGGTACTCCTGAACTTCCTATTGGTAAGAATTTATGGATTAAGCCAAACAACAAAGGTTTGGTTGCCAAGACTCAGTATGCTAATCACGAGTTAGCTGATAAAGTTTTTGAATTTAGGCAATCGGGATTTCCACTTGCTCAGTCAATTGGCTTTATGATCCAAGAAAGTATATCAAAGAATAAAGATGGCAAAAAAAACACAAAGTTTAATAACCAGCTAAAAGATTTAGTTGATAAGGAATGGCTTGAAGATAAGAATGTTGATAAGGTTGATCGGATAATTACCAAATGGGAACTCCTCGAATATTCAGACGTTATCGTCCCGGCTAATCCTGAGGCTTTAGGTAGGGCCGTTGAACTGGAAATAATTAAGTCAGATTTTCCAGACTTGTATAAAGAATCACAAGATAATGAAATGCTTATGTATAAGACTATGTTTCCTGATATGGAAATAAAAGACATAGTTGTTGTAGAGGGCAAAGAAGAAGAAGTAGTAGAGGGAAAGGAAACTAAAGATAATGAAAAAGAAAATATTACTATTTCTATTGTTTCTGAAAAAGATATTTCAGAAGATAAGGCTTTAACGCACAATTCTAAGACTTCTGATACAGAGCCTGTTTGGGGGGATTTGGACAAGACTAAATTGCCGCAAAAAGCCTTTGCCGATGAGGGAGAGCCTGATAAGAAATCTACTTGGAAGTATCCCCACCATTGGGTAAAAAATGGGGGTAAGTTAGATGACAGTGGGATTTTTACAACTGGAGATATGTTTTTACACAAGGGGGGACTAAATGCTGCTTGGGCTGCTGCACAAGGCGCAAGAACTGGTAAACCAGCTTCGGCGTCAATAATAGCTCATCTTTCAAAACACCGAAAAGATTTAGGATTGAAAGACGCTGAAGAGATAATCGAAAAGGAAATTTTAGCCTCTGAAATAGTTTCAGAAGCTATGCTGGCTTCAATGGAAGCTTGTTTGGCTGGAATGGAAATTGTTCAAGAAGAAATGAAAACTTTGTCTTATAGATTGGATGCTATTGAAAATGTTGAACTGTTGGAGGGAGAATCGCAAAAAACTGAAATATCAGATAAAGACGATACTAATAAAACAGCACCTCTTATTACTGAACGATTTCTAGAAGAAAATTTCGATGAACTACTTGATAAAACTGGAGTATTAGATACTTTGAGCACATTAAGTGAAAGTATTGAACATCTGAGTTTTGATATACAAGCCTTGAAAGAGGACAAAGAAAAAGAAGATGACATTGTAACAGTTGTTGAAACTGAAAAAGACAAAGATAAAATGTCATTTGAGCAGGCTTTAGAAATAATGAAAGCGGCTAAGGAACTTGCGATGGTGGCCATAAAGCCTGCAAGGGATCAAGGAGAGAAAGAAGGATATAAACAAGGTATTGAGAAGGCTGCCCTTGAGTTGGCGAAGGTCAGAGGGAAAACAGTTTTTGAATAATTGCTTGGAGGTTGCATATAAAAGCAACTAGAGCGATATAGTTTATCATAGCCTGGAGGCTAATTAGATTAGTCAGGGCATTATCAAAAAAGGAGAATGGATATAGACCGACCTGGAGATTAAAATAGAATAATCAGGGTCTCATGGCAAGGAAATAAAAAGGATTATAGAGAGGTAATAATATGCCTGAGATCAGTGTTGAAGATTTGAAAGAAATGGTCGTTAGTGCTGTTGTTGAGGGAGTTAAAGAAACACAAGGTGAAGACCTTACTCGACAAGAAATGGATGACCATTTTAAGACTATGATGGAGGAACTTCAAAATCCCGAAACTGATGTAAAACCTAAATTTACTGGTGGGGATATTGATAGCGAAGATAATGTTATTGATGAGACCAAAGATTTTAAGACCTTTGGAGAACAGCTTCAGGCCATTGTTAAAGCCGGGTCCGGGAATAAGGAAATTGATCCAAGACTCGTTATTGAAAAGGCCACTGGATTAGGAGAAAATATTCCTTCTGAGGGCGGATTTCTTGTCCAGCCTGAATTTGCTGCCGAGTTGATTAAAAGACTTTATGAAAATGGGCAAGTCGCTTCACGTTGTAGGTCTTTGCCTATTTCGTCTAATAGGATTATTCTTAAAGCGGTTGATGAAACGAGTAGGGCTGACGGTTCCAGACATGGTGGTGTAAGGGCTTACTGGAAAGATGAAGCCGTTGCTGGAACAGCTTCTAAACCTAAGTTTCGTGAAATGACTTTATCTCTTAAAAAGTTGATTGGTATTTGTTATGCGACCGAGGAACTTGTAGAAGACGCTGTTGCTTTAGAGGGCCTTGTAAGAGACGATTTTGCGGAGGAGTTTGCCTTTAAGATTGATGATGGAATTATAAACGGGACCGGCGCTGGACAGCCATTTGGCATTTTAAATTCTGCTTGTTTAGTTTCGCAGGCGGCTGAGACTTCCCAGGCTGCTGATACTGTTAAAGCGGCCAATGTTATTAAAATGAGATCAAGAGCCTGGTCAAGAGGTCGTGGAAATTCCGTTTGGTGGATCAATCAGAATATCGAACCTCAACTTCATCAAATGACTCTTGCTGTTGGAACTGGTGGAGTCCCGGTGTATCTGCCCGCTTCTGGTCTTAGTGGAAGTCCTTATGATACGCTTTATGGGCGTCCGGTTATTCCTATCGAACAATGTCCGACTCTTGGTGATGTTGGCGATATTATTTTTGCCGATATGAGCCAGTATCTTTTGGCTACTAAGTCTGGCGGGAAGCTAAAATCTTCATCTTCAGTTCATTTGAAGTTCTTGGAAGACGAGACTATTTTTAAATTTACTTATCGTGTCGATGGTCAACCGACTTGGAACAGTGCTTTGACTCCTTACAAGGGATCTACTCTGTCACCGTTTGTCGCTTTGGCGGCTCGTTAAGGATAGGAGGTAAAATATTATGGGAACTTATGGAATAAATATTGCGGAAGAAGCTCATTTTGTAAATCTGTATCCTCCCAAAAGCCTTAATGGTGGCGGGAGTTCAGATGTTTTTAGCATGGAAAATTATGGACATGCTACGATTGTTATTCAGCTTGGTGCTACGGTCGGAGCGACTGTTGGGGTCCAGGTAGAAGAGTGCGATGACTTCACCCCAACTACACATCCTGGGATTGCCGGTTGGGAATACTATCTTGAGACCACGGACTCAGGAGATACCCCGGCGGCTGGTGTAACGAGCTCCTCGACTGTTGGTTTGAGTTTAGCCGCGTCAACCAATTCGTTTGTTATAATCGAGCTGGACGGGACTTTACTTTCAGACGGTTATGAAAATGTTAGAATCACTATTCGTGATCCTGCCGCTGCTACAATCGGAGCGGCTTTTGCGATTCTTTCTGGCAGTCGTTATGGGCAAGCACAAACGCCGACTGCTATTGTTTAGGTAACTAAAATTATGAAAGGAGTTTTTATATGAAAGTAAAAATTTTAAGACCTTGTGCATTTACCGAGCGTTATTCTTTTCTTGTTGGAGAGATTATTGATGTTAGTTCTCGTATGGCAAAGGAAATGGAAAGAACAGGAGAAGGAGAAATAACCAGGGATCGAGTTACAGCCGAGATGGAAGGCGGGGGTAAAAAGAATCCCGGTCAAAAGAAAAGAACAAGGCGTAAGGCCGTTGAAGTTTATGATAACAAGGCTATCGTTAAAGAAATGGAAGAGACAAAAAAGAAAAAAGAGGACTTACCTAAACAGAATAAGGTTAAAGATTCTGAAAGCGATAGTCAATAGTCTTGGAATAACCGAAAGGATTTCCAAGTTGGGCTTTGGAGCGGGGGCTTTTCCTCCTTTCGATCCGCTCCTGGCCCTTAAATACAAGAAGAGGAAAATAATATGGGCGTAGAAAATATAACTGCCACCTGGGTATCAGGAGATTTATATTTCCATCGTGTTGATACCATGGCTACTATCTGCTGCATAACAGATGATCATGGATCAAATATTAATTTAGGTTTAGGTGTTCAAGGAATTGCAGCCGGGTATAAAATTGCCCGTGGTAATGCTTCTTTAACTGGGGATGCTACGATCGTTACTGGATTGACCGCAGTTGTAGATTTCTCTTTAGCTATAAGGAATGAGGCTGGAAACGCAACTTCAGCGAATTATTGCACGGTTGCAAACGGATTCCCTTCGTCTGGAAGTCTATTGGTTTATAGATGGATGCCTACAAGTGCAAGCACAACAACTCTTATTGCTTCCACAACTAAGGGGACTTTGGATTGGATTGTGGTTGGAACATAGACTGATAAAAGGAGGGCGGAGAAGGAGTTAATATGGGTGTAGAAAATATTTCAGGCTCATGGGTATCGGGCGACTTATATTTCCATAGAACTGATACTATGGCAACGATTGTTAAGATAACAGACGACTATGGATCAAATGTTAATCTTGGCCTTGTTGTGCAAGGAGTTGCGGCTGGGTATAAACTGGCAAGAGGTAATGCAACATTTACGGCGAATGCTACGGTTGTCACAGGTTTAACAGCGGTTGTTGATTTTGTTTTAGGCCAAAGAAATCAAAAGGCCGATGCTGATACTGCTAATAATTGTTGTGTTTATAATGGTTCTATTTCAGGAGGAAGTTTAATACTCCGCCGGTATGCCGCTTCAAGTGCTACAAGAACTGTAGTGGTTGATGCGACTACTGCTGGAACTATTGATTGGATAGCTATTGGAACTTAACCAAAATTCGAAAAGGAGAATTTTATTTTGAAGAAAGGATTAAGAATTGCTTCGGTTGCACATCACGGATGTATTCGTGTGCTTAAACAAGCGATTGCTTTACAGAAACAAGGGCATAAAGTTTTTTTAATCTCAGAGCAAGTCCCGTATGGTTATACGAGATTTGATATGACAGCAGTTTATAAAGGACCGGAAAATTTGAAATCAGTTTTAAACAATTTAGATTTTGATCTTATTCATGTTCATAATGAACCTGATTGGATGGTCCCGATTTGTAAAGAGGTTGCTAATGGGAAGCCTGTTATCTATGATATACATGACCTTGAACATTTACGCTGGCTGTCTATTGCACAAAAGCCGGGAGAAGATGAGACAAAAGCATTTGAGGCGGCAGACGCTTTAGTTCATGTTAGTAAATCTTGTAAATTTGCTGCTGAAAGATACCACGGTGACAGTAAACCAAATATTGTTTTATACAGTTTTGAGAATGAAGAATTTTTAGCCAGGGACATAGATTTAGATTTTACTCCAAATTGGAAATCTCTTTGTTATGAAGGTGGACTTGATACTAAAGCCCCTGTTCAAAAAGAAGATGGGCGAGCAACAATTAATTTGAGAAATTTAGTCCCGATTGCTAAAGCATTTAGAGAGCAGAATTACATGGTTCATTTTTATTCTGCAAATCCTCTAAGTGATAGAGCTTATGAAATGCTTGGTTGTTATGTTGCCGCTCCGGTTATCTATACAGCTATGCTTCAAGGGTTGAGACCTCATGGACTTGGGTTTGTAGGAGGGGCTTTATCTACTGCTTTATTGGAATTTTGTATGCCTAATAAACTTTTTGAGTATATGAGTCAAGGCGTAACGCCGGTAAGTTTATTTGCAAGTGAAGTTGGTATTTTTTTGAAAGAGTATGATTGTGGTATTGCTTTAGATGGATTACAAGATTTGGACAGACAACTAGAAGATTTACCAAAGAAAAGAAAAAATGTTTTGACGGTTAGGAAAGAACTTACAATGGAAAAACAAATTCACAAGTTGGAGGATTTGTATCAAGAGGTGCTATAATGTCAGTTTATACTTATGCTACTAAGGGCGGTCGGGCCGCTTCTCTCGCGGTTGATTTTGCTGTTGCTGAAACGCCATGGCAATTTGAGGAGGCAAGATTGACTTTAGAGGCAACTATGAACGCTACTTTTTCAATAACTTTAGATTCTAATGATGGCGCCTTGTATGACCATACATTTTTAGGTGGTTCTTCAGGTGCTGTTAATTCTAGTACTTATATAACTTATCAGCCAACAAGACCCCATACTCTTGTTAGTGGTGATTCTTTAACTTTTGAAGTATCTGGTGCTTCTGCTTCTGGGGCCTCTTGGGGGCTTCAAGTGATTTACTCTAATTAGTCATGCCAAATTTTATTACTATATCAGATATTAAAAACGAGCTTGGCGAAGCTGCGATTGATGATAGTAATACCGGCCTTATTGAACAGGTTATAGGTTCGGTTGAAGGGTTGTGGGATAGTCTGACAGGGAAAAACTGGTATGCTGCAACTTATAGCGAGATTATTGATTATCCAAGTAGAACAATTTCTCAAATGGCAGACCATAATAGCGTTTATGAAATTTACTTAAACAATTATCCTGTGGCGAGTTTGATTGATATTTGGAATGATCCTGATAGAAATTTTACAGATACGGCATATAGATATTCAGCGACTTATACTACTTGTGCCTCTGCTAAAGGAATTGTTTTTCTTGAACATGAAACCGCTCCGGCTATTGGTGTTCAGAATATTAGGATTCGTTATGTTGCCGGTTATTACTCTGAAGCTTCTGGTATTATCCCAGCATTGCCTTTAGATATTCGCGGAGGGATAGTCAGACAATCTGCTTATTGGTTTAAGCTATCAAAAGAGGGAAGGTGGGATATTATTTCTAAAGCCCAACCTCAAGGCGGCTCTACTGGATATAGAGAATTGGAAGGCGCTTTGTTGCCAGAATTTCAATTACTTGTAGCAAGGTATAGAAAATACAATGTTTAAGCTGGAATTAGAGCCTGGAAACATTTCTTACTTTTTGAGAAAGTTTAGACTTAAAAGAGCTAGGCGCCCGGCTGACATTTTAATGGCTTTAAATAAAGCCGGGGCTGTTGTTCATGGCCGGGCAATAGAAAATGTTACAGGTAGGGTTTTGAATGTGGGTAAGCCTCATGGGGGCAGATTACTTTCAAGTATTAGACATGAGCCTGCAAGAAAAGAAGGAAGGAATTTTGTAACTGCTGTTGGAAATAAATTAAGCCCTGTTAATTATGGTGCCGCGCATGAATACGGATATACTGTTCCGGCTATGAGGATTTATCCTGTAAAGAAAAAGGTTTTATCTTGGATAAGCCGAGACGGTAAAAGAAGGTTTGCTAAATATGTAAATCGGCCAGCTTATTCAGTCATAGCAAGGCCCTGGTTATGGCCTGCATTTAAGGATAGCGGTCCACAAATCGATGACTTTTTAACCGAAGCCGGAGTGAGTTTGTTGAAGTGGTGATATGGCAAGCGGAACAATAAATCAGCTATACGATATTATTGAGCGGATAAAAGTTCAGTTAGCTTATCCTACTGGATCAAGTCCGTATAATAATAAGATAAGTAGCGACCAAATAAAAGGCGAATATATTGATATAGACAAGGCTAATTCTTATCCTATGCTTTGTATTGTTTCAACTACGATCGGATTAAATCAGACGGACCAGATTTCATCTGACCAAAATGTTACGGTTGATGTTTTAGGATATGTGAAAGATATAGATGATCCTCTTGCAACTGCTTTAAAGTTAGCAAGTGATATGGAAAATTCAATCATGGCAGACGATACATTGAATGGCCTTGTTTATTCTTTGAGTATTGATTATGATGTATCTGCTTTTACGCAAGGTGGGTTTGCGGCTGTTATGATGTCTTTAAAAGGAATTGCAACAAGAACTGAGTAATAAGACCGGAGGGGAAATAAAATGGCAAATTGGATAACAGGTAGAGAAATTATTGTGGGATTGGATATTGCCGCAACTTGGAGGGAACCTGTCTCTGTGAATGCGGTTGGTAAAGGATTGTTAATTACAGCTGAATCAATGGGGGCTAAAGCTCCAAATTATCTTGCTGATGATAGCCTTGGTCAAGATGATATTGATGAATTAATTAGAACTTCTGAAGCTATAACTGGTGGAGGGCTTACTGGTTATTTTAGATTTCAAGATTGGGATATGCCCCTTGCAATGGCTTTAGGAAGCGCCGCAAGTCCTGCAACGGCGGCACTTGCCACCTTGACTATGCAAGCTACATATTCAATGTCATCTAATATCGACGGGATATTTGGAACATTGGCTATGAAAAAAGCCGGGACAACTTATGGTGTTTGGGAAATTCCTTCGGTTAAGTTTACAGGCTTTACTATTCATGGTGCTGTTAATGAATTGGCCACTATTGAGACGAGATATAGTGGCAATAAAATTGAAACAGTAGGGGCTTCAAATACAACTTTATCGACTGTGTCTTATACTGATTCTCCGATTGCCGTAATGAATACCAGATTCGCAATTCGTATGAATACTTCAGGCTGTGCGGCTTTGACTGATGCTGATAAAATTTATCCGCAAGAGTTTGAAGTCATAATGGATAGGCCAATGGACGAGCCCTATGAAGCCGGGCATGAAGATATGTCTGAACCTGTTCAAGATGGGTTTGCTGAAGTGACTTTGAATATGACTTTTGATAAATATAGTATGGATACTTACATGAGTTCTTTAGACGATTCTTCAACGAGAGTTTTTAAGCTCGATATTGAATTTGAGGGTAAGATAATTGAAGGAGTCAGGAGATATGGATGCTTAATTAATATGCCAAAAGTTCAATTTACACAAGCTGAATCTACTGTTGGTGGGCCTGGTAAAATCGGTCATGTTGTTACCGGACGTTGTTTAAGAGTTGCGAGCGCTGTGACCGGGATGGTAGGAACAGACCCGATTAATATCATAATGACTAATACTCGGACAACTAACGTCTTATTGTAAACTTTAACGAAAAGGAGAAAGTAATATGAGATTAAAGATTAAGCCTGAGCCTCTTTGGATTGCAGCAGACGATCCTGCGTTTGATGGTTCGGAGTTAGGCTCTTTTGCAGATGAGGTTAGAGCTACCCTGAAATTTTTGATAGAGCCAACAACAAGAATGATGATTAGAAATTCGCTCGATTCAAATACGCATGAGAAATTTGAAACGGAATTTATTGATGGGAAAAGGGAAAGGAGAGCCACTGAAAAACTTGATGACATAGGCTTCCAAAATGAATTAGTTGATAAAATTATTGTTGATTGGGAAGGCTTGCAAGATGAAGAAGGTAAAATAATTCCTTGTGATAGAGAGAATAAATTGATTTTAGCTGATAGCTATCCAGGGCTTGCTATTGCTTGGGTAAATATTTCAAGAGAAATAATGGATAGACATAACCAAGCGCAAGGGGAACAGGAAAAAAACTTGCCGACTTCGCCTATGCAATCTTAACATGGGCGGGGGAAAAAATTGATTGTGAAGTATGTAAAACTTTATCGGCTCAAGGCTCGAAAAGACCGACTTGCAAGGAATGTATTGGACTTACAACCGAGCCGAATGATGAGACGTTTTTTTGGTGGGATTTATACTCTCGTTATTCGGTTTCACTTATTCGACAAGGTCAAGATGGGATTTCTATTGATTCTAAAACGGTTCAGATTATTTCAAGACAGGAGGGGATTTCAGAACTGGCGTTTTTGAGGGTGTTGCAAATAATTGCTCATCAACTAAGTAAGATAACAAGACAGAACAGGGAAGCTCAGGAGAGACAATGGCGGCAGGCTCAAAAACAATGATGTTCACGCTGAAGGTGCGTGATGATGGAACCGCCGTTATTAAGAAAACCGATAAAGCTCTTGGCGGTTTCGGAAAAAGAACAGATCAAGTTTCTAAAAAAGCCAAAGGTCTTTCTGCTTCTTTAGGAAAGACTATTGGCCTTTTGGCTACAATGGGGATTTCCTCTTATGCTTTGATGAGAGGCATAAGTTCCGCTATTAAAACTTATATAGACTTTGAGCATTCCATGTCGAATGTTGCTTCGGTTGCCGGGGCAACGACAAAAGAGATGAAACAGCTTGAAAGCCAGTCAAGAAAACTTGCCGCTACAAGTGTGTTCACTGCTTCTGAAGCCGCCGCCGCTCAGTATCATTTGGCTTCTGCTGGTATGGAAGTTAATGAAATTATAGCCGCTCAAAAAGGAGTTATGGACCTTGCGGCTGCTACTCAACATGACCTCGCCGAAACAGGCCGTGTTGTTGCTTCTACCTTATCTCAATTTTCATTAGACGCCGCTGAATCTGCGAGAGTAGCAGATGTTTTTGCTTCTGCTATTAGTGGTTCTCAAGCTAACATGGAGAAGCTTGGAACTTCTATGACGTATGTTGGCCCGGTTGCTAAAGGGGTTGGGTACACTTTAGAAGAAACGACAAGTGCTTTAATGGCGTTTTACAATGCTGGCCTTGACGGAAGTATGGCCGGAACAGCATTGAGGGCGGCTTTGACAAGACTTTTAGATCAAACACCTGAGATAACTAGGGTCTTGAAAGACCTTGGAGTTAATGTTTTTGATAATTCAGGCAAGATGAAATCCTTTGCAGATATTGTGGATGTTCTTTCGGAAGCCGGAGCTGGCGCTGAAGAAATTATGAAGCTGTTTGGGCTTCGTGCTGGTCCTGGTATGATTGCTGTTATTGCTAAAGGCGGAGATGCAATAAGAGGATATAGAGAGAAGCTTGATGATACTGGTAAGGCTGGTAGAATGGCCGCTCAACAAATGGATAATCTACAGGGAGATTTGGATAAATTATCTTCGCAAGTAGAAGACTCGGCTATTGCTTTTGTAGAGGAACTTGCTCCGGCCTTAAGCGATTTTGTTCAAAATATGACATCGATGATTAAAACAATGTCAGATTTTTGGATTCCTGTATTTGATGATTTTCTTGATTTGATTGGCGATGTGGCTAAGTTTGGGATGTCAGATTTGAATACAGCGGCATTAGAGGTTGCAAACCAAGGGATCCCTGTATTAACAAAGAGAATTAAATCTTTGAAAGAAGAACAAGAGGAGTCAACAAAAGCTTGGGTAAGAGCAGATAACGCGGTTGCCGGATTCTTTGGTCTAATAAATCTTCCGGCATACTTTCAAAGATCTCATGCAGAAAATAGGATTGCATCAATTACTACAGAGCTTGGAACCTTAGAAATGCATTTAAAAAAAGCAGTAAGAGATAAAGGATTTAAAGATTTAGAGGATCAAGGAGCTAGTTTAGGTATAGCAATGGGGGACGTTAATTTTATCCTAAAAGCTAATAAAGAGGCTCTAAAAAAATCTATGGAGCATACAAGGGGCCTTGCAAAAGCTCAAAAGGAAGCAGAAAAAGCAGCCAAAAAAGCGGGCAAAGCAGCAGAAAAAGCGGCCAAGGCTGCCGCTAAAGCTGAAAAAGAGAGAATGGATTCTTTAATAGAAACTGCAGATGATATAACAGATGCTTTAGAAGATTGGGCTGATACTTATCCTGAAGTTGGCAAGGCTGCACTAAAAGCTAATGCTCAAGAAAAGGCGTTAATGGAAAACGCTCTTAATCTTTGGTATGACTATGAAAAAACAACGGTTAAATATAAAGAAGAGGCGCTTAGAAAAAAAATAGAATTGATGAGAGATTATGGGGCGACTGAAGAACAAATTGCTTTATCAACTGCTGAATATAAAAAGGAAATTGAAGATCAAAAACTAACAGAATTTGGAACTTTCATAGACGGCATAAAAGCCGGTTATGATGATTTGCTTGAAAAAGAATTTAGTTGGGGAGAACAGGGTAAGAAAATATTTAAAACTTTTACAGGAAGTCTAACTTCTGCTTTCAGTAATTCTTTTGTTGCCATTATTAAAGGAGATTGGGATTCTTTAGAAGATGCTTGGCAAGGTTTTTTAGATTCAATGGTTCGGGCTTTTGCTGATATGCTTGCTGAGCTTGCAATAAAATGGGCGGCTTCTGAGATTGTTAGTTTGATTAGTGGAGGAAGCGGTCCAGGAAATATTGTAGGAACTGCTGTGCAAGTAGCTGCTCAACAAGCCGGAGGTGGGCCAGGTGGTGGTCCTGTGCAAACAGGGATTCAAGGCTATCAAGCATATCAGACAGCGACTCAAGTAGGAAGTGCATTAACGGCTACAGCAATTCAACAAGGGATTGCGGCAGGTGCGGCAGAAATGGGTGCTGGGCTTGGTGCGGCGGCTGAATTAGGTAGTCAGCTAGGCGCAGCGGCAGTGACAGAAGTTGGCCCAACCTCTGCCCAATTAGGATTAGAGACGGCAGGAGCAGCTTGGGCCGGTCCTGCGGCAATTTTACTAGCCGGTCTAACAATGGGTGGGGAAGGCGATCCGATAAAAGGAGCAACCGATGTTATAGAAGGAATTCTGGGGGCGGCCGGCGCAGTTGGCGAAGGTATAGGGGAATTACTTGGTTGGGGTAGTGATTCCCATGCTCCATTGACAGAGGCGCAAAAGATTCAATATAAAGTTTTTGATGAGATAAAGAAAATATACGAAATGGCAATGGGAGTGGGAGGGCATCCAGCAGACGGTGTATTTGGTTTCGTTCCTGATTTAGCATCAATTCTTGGACGCGAATCAGATATGACTGAAGAACAAGCACAATCAATTATTAGTCTTTTTAAAGGAAAGCGTCCAGAATTTGAGAGTATTGATGAAATGGAACAATTTTTAAATCAAATGTTATCAATATCTCATTATGGAGTAGGAACTCCTTACGTCCCTCAAACCATGCCTGCGATTGTTCATGAAGGAGAAAGAATTTTATCCAAGTCCGATAATAAAGCATTGATTGAGGCCGTTACAACGCAGAATCAGGGAATAACGATCAATGTCTCAGGGTCTATGTTTGCAGATGATAATTTTATTGCTTGGCTTTATGAAAAGCTGAATACATACGGGAATAGACTTTATGGCTAATGCAAGATTTTTATATAATAATTTTATTGATAGCACAGTAAATATTACTGTTTCAACCCAACATGCCGGAGTTGTTACAGCTACAAAGAAAGACGGGACAGGCTCGGCCACCATGCAAATAACCGGAGCGTTTTCCGGTTCAGATGAAACTAAGTATGTTGTTCAAATTGATAATGTTGCAGGTGGTGCCGAAATTGGAGAATCGACTTATAAATGGTCAGACGATGGAGGGGCGAATTGGGATGCTTCGGGCGTTACAACAAGCGCCTCCTATGCCACTTTAAATAATGCTGTGACTGTAAAATGGACTGCCGGAACTGGAGACGATTTTGTAATAAATGATAAATGGTCTTTTTACGGTATATCAAGATTCAATGCAAATAAAGTTTATGACTGGCAAAGAGACTCAAGATGGAGGTCAACGGTTGCTTCGTCTAATACTATAACAATTGATTTGACTGCAAGCCAGACGCCTACTGCCGTTGTTCTTTATGACCACAATTTTACTTCTGTCGCTACTTTGACTTTGATGGCAAGCTCTGGAGATGTTTGGGCAAGCCCTGCATATTCTCAGGTATTAACAGTTGCGGCTACAAAGATTTTGTATTATATTACTACTACTGAGAACTATCGTTATTGGAGGTTAGGAATAGAGGATAATACAAACAGTGATAGCTATGTAGAAATTGGTTCAATGTTTCTTGGAGAATATACGGAATTGGTTAAGAATTTTATGCCAGGATATTCTAAAAACAGGGTTGCAAAAACCTCTGTAAATATAACTCCTTATGGTGTTGAAAACGATTATTTTTATAACTGGCAGGAGAAATTTAGATTATCATTTGATAAACTTGCAGATGCAGACGTTGTAAGTCTTGAGGATATGACTGATAGTTTAGGGTACAGAAGTACGGGGGTTTTAAACAGACTTTATTTTAATCGTGACAGTTCTGAGGCTTCTGAATTTTGGATGGTGTCTTTAAGGTCTTTACCAAGAAGAAATATTTTTACAGGCCGGACAAATATTGAAATTGAATTAACCGAGGTTTCTCGAAGTGTATGACGTAACAATAGATTGGATTAAGGATGTTGAGTCTGGGAAAGTCCCGGCTCCTTATCTTATTATTGATACTCCTTTAGGCTATCGTGTTTATGGTTTGAAAGATGTTTCGAATTTAGACGCTTTAGGGACGGACTATTTTGATTTTAAAGGGAGGATTATTTCATTAAGTGGATTAACAAGATCAATTCAGCCTTCTACTTCTACGATTATTGGTAGTTATAGCCAAAAGCAATTGCAAGTTTTAACAGTTGTTTTAGATGATGCCGATTCTTATTTTAGAAAACTATTTCAGATTGACCCTTTCCTTGGGCAGAGTGCTACTTTATATACTGGCTTTTTAGATGATGCTACGACTGACCATATAGCTTTATTTTCCGGTCAGATTACTAAGGTTGAAGGAAATGATAAAGAGGTTAGATTATCAATAGAAGAAAAGAGTTCGGTTTTTGATAATCTATTTAGTCTTAAAAGGGCAGGTCGTTTTGACAATCCTTTGAATACCAATGATAGACTTCCGATTGTTTATGGGGATATGACTACTGGTTCTGAGGGAGTGTGGAAAGCTAATTATATTGATACAGTTAATTTTGTTTATTGCTATGCTGGTCATGAAGTTTTATCAAATGGAAATGGAAATGATATTACAGTTTATGTTGATGGAGTAGAAGACTGGCCTAAATTTGATGAGTCTAATTCGTCTTATGAAGATATGGCTACAATTGATTTTGGTTTTTATGGGGATTTATTTTCTGAAGACTGTTCGGCATTTGGCTCATGGGCGGATCATGATTCTGGAGATGGAGTTTCAACCCAAGTAACATTTGATGGGAAAAGCTGTTTTAGATTTGACGGGGGTAGTGTTACTTCTGCGAATAAGGCTGAAAGACAGTTAATATCTTCATTAACATTAGAAAACCGTTTCTCTATTGAGATAAAGATATATTTTGACCTTTTGGGGACTTATGCTAACTATGACTATTTTATGTTTCATTTCAGATTGGGAGAAAGTAGGGAGTATTTAAGTGTTTTTTTTGCTACAGATGGAGTTTATATTTCTCCTGTTTGGGATACTGGCTCAATAGGGAATTTTGTTGTTCTTGATACTTGGCAAACTTGGAAGTTTATAGTAACAGATCAAAATCCATTGACTGTAGATATTTATTTAGATGATATTTTGATTGTTAGGGGGTATTCTATTTCCGCGATTTCGGGGGTATCTCAAAAATTTATCTTGCTTCAAAGAGGGGATGCAACAGCTAATACTAAAACATATCTTGACTATATCAAAATTGATAATGGTGCTCGTTGCAACAAAGGAAATTCAATTGTTACTGTCAAAGGGAAAGGTAAAGCAAGCGGTTCAACTTTAATTGAAAACATCATTGATATTCTTTATGACTTTCTTGTAGTTGAAGCCGAAATGCCATCTGCTTTATTCAATACTTCTGGTAAAGCTAAAGCAATAGCCAATTTTGATTCACAAAGTTATGTAGCCGCAGGCGTTATAGATAGTGATGAAAATCTTTGGAATATTGTTTCAAAGATGATGGGCTCTTTTCTTGGTTCGGTTTATTTTGACGGAGATGGTGATCTGATTGTAGATATTGATATTGGCTATGAATACTTCCCTCATGCTGTTATTAATAAAGGAGATATTGATCTTAGTTCTTTGAAATGGAAACTAAATCGTGACGATCTTATAAATCAGATTCCGGTAAGTTATTCTTACAATTATGCTCAAAATGAATTTGAATCACATGGACCAGGAACATCAAGTATAGATGCGGCCAGCCAGGGAATTTTCGGAGAAAGAATGCCGACTACTCCGCTTAAATTTTACTGGTGTAGAGATTCAACAAGCGTAGGAAACATTATGAATCTTTTAGTGGCAAAATTAAAGACTCCTACCTATCAGGTTTCTTTTAGGAATGTTACTGCAAAATGTTATCATATAGACGTAGGAGATTATTTAGCTGTAACGTTGCCATTGTATGATGAAGAATCAGGAGAAGAATGGATAAATCAAATTGTTAAAGTTGTTCGCACCTCTCCTGATTTTGCAAAAGGAACGGTTGATTTTACAGTAGTGGATACTCAGACATTTATGACATGGGCCGAATTAGCCCAGGGAACTTATCGGGAAAGTAGTTTTTTAGGAACGCCAGGAACCCCGCTATTAGCCGATGGTTCGGTTAAAGCTGGCGGCAATAGAGATTTGACTGTATATTAAAAGGAGATGAAAGAAAATGAAAGGAAAATTTGTTTTATTGATTTTTGTTTTTTTGTGTCTAGCAGGATGTAGCTCTCATAAATGGACAAAAAAAGATATTGCTTATGAGGCTACATATCAAGTTTTACATATTGTTGATTGGAGGCAGACTTTAGGGATAACTGAAAAGCCTGATATTTATTGGGAGATGAATCCAATTTTAGGAGAACATCCAAATAGAGATACAGTGAATATTTATTTTTTAGCTTCGGGTTTGGGGCATATTTTTATAACAGATTTGTTACCTCAACCATGGCGTAAAAGATGGTTAATGTTTACTGGATTTGTAAAAATATATTGTGTAGAAAATAATTTTTCAATTGGGTTGGGATGTAATTTTTAGACAAAGGAATAACTTATGGCAGATCAAAGAATAAAATCAACCGAAGAAATGGTTGGATCAGGACATGCCACTAAAACTGATACGTTAAATCGGCTGACCCTGGTCGAGCATAACGACACCGGCAGTCACGCCGCAGCCAATGAAAGCATCCGCGGCCTGGTTGTTTCACGGTCTGACGATGCCAACCTGGCGATTTCGGCCGGCTGGGTGGTGATTGATGACGGAGCGAGAATCGAGCGCCGGGCCTTAGCTGTTAGTACTACTAAGGCGCATGGAGAAACAGGTGGTGCGCTTGTCACGGTCTATGTCTATATCGACCCGGACGCAGCATCGGGCGGGACACGCCCGACTTTGAACAGCAATAATATCGTGGTGAATACCACGGCTCCGACTTGGGATGCGGCTAAGGGCGGGCTATATAGCTCGAATATGCGGTGTGTTGGGGCTTGGTTTATCGATACAGACAATCATGCTTATAGCACTCTTGTAGCCCACCCTGATGGCGAAACTGTCTTGTGGATGAAAGAGGGGGCTATTTGTAATGATCAAGTAAATACAAACTATGCCAACCAGGATTTTTCAGCGTTTTGCCCTTTAGTTGACAAGACAGTGGTTTTTTTTCGGGCGCATCAACAATATGTTTCGGCAGCGGGCAGTTTGTATTCCAAAGGCTATGATCTTGTTGGAACAGATGGCCATATCATAGGTACTGTAGAAGTAGATAGTAGGCAGTCGACTGTTCGGACGTGGGAGTTTGGATATATCAGCACTACGCATTTGTACGTAGACTTTAAGACTAACAATGCTGGTGCAAAATATAGCATTTTTTGTACTGGCTGGAGGCTATTAAGATGACAGAAAGCGCATTTACCTATGATAAAACTGGAATCGTGCAAAGTTTTTTTTGCATTTACACAGGCCAGCCGGTCCCGGAAGGGCTCAGCCTGTGCCTGTGCGGAGAAGTAATCGAAACAAGCGAAGATCCTTGCCCGCTGTACCGAGTCGATCCCGCGACCGGCAAACACCGCCTGGCTACGCCCGATGATATCGAAGCCGCGCAGGTGGCCACAGACCGGGGACGTTTGGAAAATGAGATCGTGGACCTGCGGATTCGCGCGGACGCGGCCGCGGCCGAAGGCTTTACTGACCTAGCCGGGACGCTCCAGGCGGAAATAGCGGCCAGGCGGGAGGGTCTGCAAGCTCTTGAAAAATGAAAAAGTCTATCGGCAAGAAATCTAAACGAGGACATAGACCCGGAAGCAAGAGAAGGAGAAGGTCGCAGAAAGAGAGAAAAAAATATGGCTGATTTTCAAGAGACGGTTCTGGAAAAACTAGATATTCAAGGCGAAGTTTTGACCCGCCTCGATGTACGTATGGACGGGATGGTTGAAAAGGTTAACGGTCACCATAAAACTTTATATGGAGGTCAGGGCGATGGGGGTCTCTGTCAGTCGGTCACTTTACTCAAGGAGCGCCAGAGCGCCTGGAATAAGGGACTTACTTTTTTAATTAGTGCGGCTATTGGACTGGCGGCTTGGGCTAAGTTTTGGAAGGATTAAATGAAAAAGCTTTTTGTCATGGTTATTCTTATGGCATTTTTCATAGTAGGTTGTGCTACTATGCCGATAAAACTACCGGACAGACCAGCACTTATGGGGATTCCGATAAGAGGAGCCAATGGCGAAATAGCATTCTTAATCCCGGAATCGGAAATTAAGAAACTTATATTGTATCTTGAACGGCTAGAAAGAATCGTTAAAGGAGAAAAATGAAAGTTTTAACAGTTGTAGGAGCCAGGCCAAATTTTATCAAGGCTGTTTCAGTTAGTAAGGCTTTGGCAAAAAATTATATAACAGAAGTTGTTATTCATACCGGGCAACATTATGATTATAATATGAATCAAGTTTTTTTTGATGAATTAGATATTCGTTCACCTAAGATAAATTTAGGAATAAAGTGCGATTCAAAAGAATTTTTAGATGAGATGGTGTTCGGAATTTCAAAACAGATTGAAGAGCATAGTCCTGATATTGTTTTAGTTTATGGAGATACAAATTCAACTTTAGCCGGAGCATTAGCTGCTAATAAATGTTCAATACCTTTAGCCCATGTTGAAGCGGGACTTAGGTCTTGTGACAATGATATGGTTGAAGAACAAAATAGAATTATTACTGATAGGCTTTCACAATATTTATTCTGCCCTTCTGAATGGGCCAAAAAACAATTAGAGATTGAAAGTATAGATGGAAGCATTTTTGTTGTTGGGGATGTAATGCTGGATACTTTTTTGAATTATTTTACTAAAGAATTTGTTTATTCTAATTTCCTTCCAGATGGAAGTGGACCGTTTGTCTTAGCTACTATCCATAGAAAAGAAAATGTCAAATTGGCTGATAAGATTTTAGAAATAATAAATAATATTTCTTTGCCTGTTGTTTTCCCTTTACATCCGAGACTTGGGAAAGAAATAGATCAAAGTAAATATCAAAATATAAATTTCATTCCCCCTCAATCTTATGTCCATTTACATAGTCTTTTGTATCAATGTTCTTTTGTTGTGACTGATTCCGGTGGCCTTCAAAGAGAGGCTTATTACGCTCGTAAGAAATCTTTAGTAATAAGGGACAAAACTGAATGGAGGGAATTGGTAAGTGCTGGTGTTTGTCGTTTAGTGAGAATAGACGATTTAGAAAGTTTTGAAGATGATATTAGTTGGGCAAGAAATTCTTTTAATATTTTTAATTCATGGCCTGATGGGATTTATGGAGAAGGAAAGGCTAGTGAAGAAATAGCAGAAGTTTTGAAAGGAGTAATAAAATGGGATTCGAGTTAAACAAACCGATTAGTATTACAATCCATCATTCGGCTTCTAAAGATCATGAAACATTAGATTGGGGAGGTCTTGTAAGATACCATGTAGATTTTAGAAGGTATTTAGATGTTGGTTATCATTATGGAATTGAAAGGTTTAATGGGAAGCCAAAGTTAAATTTCGGTCGCGCTCCTTGGCAAAATGGTGCTCATTGTCCAGGGATAAATCGTAAATCACTTGGAGTTGTATTTGTTGGAAATTTTATGGATCAAGAGTTAGATAAGTCTCTTTTGATAATGGGAGTTGAGCTTTGCACGTCATTATGTGTTTCATTTAATATACATCCAAAAAATATTTATGGTCATAGAGAAATGTCAAGAAGACCTACTGCTTGTCCAGGGAGAAATTTTCCTTTAGATAAATTAAAAAAATATGTTTTATCGTCTTGGGAAGTAAAGTATAAAGGAGATTAATATGGGTTTCTTTGATGATATAGCTAAAGCTGCCGCTGATGAGGTTTTAGGTTTTATTCCAGGGGGCAATGTCGTTAAAGCCATTGCCAAAAACTTGTTCGGTACAGACAGCGAGGCCGACGCGGAAGCCCTGGTCACGGCCGACCCGGTGAAACAACTAGAGTTGGACAAGGCTGTGCTGGAGCACAAAGTCAAGACGGCTGTAGTCAACCTGGAAGTGCTCCGGGAAAAAAACAGGCACGCCGAGGCCGAGAACCAGGACTTGAGGCAGAAGATTAACGAGCATGAAGGCACGGCCAACGACCTCAAACAGTTCGGGTTTTTGGGCCGGGTCATTCTGTTTCTACGAGGTTGCCAGCGGCCAATCTGGGGTTTTTTCGCCCTGGTGCTGACCTGGCACGTGGTTACTGGAATTATGAGTGCGGAATTAAAACTGCCTGAATCAGAACGCTTGTCCTATATGTTACTGTTGATACTGATGCTCATTGATTTATTGGTGCTGAGTTTTCTTTTCGGAGAACGAGCACTCAAGAATTTGTTGCCGTTCGCCTTACAGTTGTTAGGTATCAAAATAGATAAAACCGTGTTAAAAGAGGAGGATAATTTTATCAATACAAAAAGGTATTAGTTTTAATTGTCCAACCCAGGCCAGAATAATTTCTCGTTATTTTGAAAAAGGTTAGATTATCAAGATTCAAAAGAGCTATCTTGAGCATTTTAACCAACACATTCTAACTTGTTTTATTCTGGCCTATTTTTTGAGTTACGTTTTAATCTTTCCCATAAAGATTTTTTCTTTTCAAAGAAGTGGCATCGACCATCGTTAATTGTAGAGGGGCAAGGCCATGTCCTATCAGGAAAATTCACCCTTCAAGATATTCGCTTTTAAATCTGTAACGTTCTTTTATCTCATGGAAATTTCCTAACATTGGATGTTCTAAAACAGGAAATTCGTAAAGAAGATTTGCCATGTGAAAGGATTCAAAATTTACAGGTAACTCTTTTGTTTTATGTTTAAGTGCGCTTATAGCCCTACCTTTTGCTTTATTCTGACCTTCTTTCCTTCTAGGCATTTCGCTTACAGAACAGAATGAAACTCCTCTTGATATAGGATGTTCAAGGTCGGCTGATAATACACAGACTGTAATAATTGGGGTTCCGTCTTCTGTTCTGAAATAATAAAATTTTGGTTTTAGTTTTTTAGCCAATTCTTTAAAATGGTTTTGCTTGTAATAGCTACAACTACTACAACAAGTTTCATTTTTAGGTCCGCAAAAAGGTTCTCCGCAACTATCACAAAGGCACCTTGCTTGAAAACTTTCTAACATTTCATTTCTCCTTTATTATATTATAACGGACTTTGGTTAATTTTTATAAAAATATTATCCTATCTTTTATCTCTCTATTGTTTCCTATTTTATTTAATATTGGCTTTATAACTTTTTCATAGATATGGTATCTATTTGCAAGCCCAGCGCCGAGTTTAGATATAAGAAATATTTGATTTGGATGGTCAATTATATGGTGCATTAAAAGGCCCATTTCGCTCGAACATAAATGAACATATTCTTCTGGCCGGAAAAAACTTTTATCTTCATTGTTAGGTGCTATTTTAGTAATGGATCCATAAGTATTTGGTTCATCACGGCATATAGCCGCGCCTCCTTTCCCCCTTCTTTCAAGATTATCTCCAAAAACAAAAACATACGTAGGATTTTTTCTTAGCCATGAAACTGTTATTTTACTTGGAATATCTTTTTTCATTTAAAAATATCTTCTAAAAGTTCAGATTGATAACGACTTATTTCTCTTGTCGTTTCAAATTGATTAAGAGTAATGTCAATAAATATTTTTTCTTTTTCGGATAACTTTTTCAATTTTACATTTCTAAGTGATAATCCACAAATTCTAAACATCCAATTTAGCCTTTCTCTTTTTTTCATTTTATCTCTCCTTGTATTGCGTTTAAACATTAATTCCAAAAATTCTACTTGGCGCTCAGTCAAAATTCCTTTTTGTTGGAATTTTTTACTGAGGCTGATAAGTGAATCGAGTTGTTTGTTGGTCATTGAATAGAATCCCATATGCTTAAAAATATGCTCTACTCTTTCCTTGTCAAAATTAAACATTTTCATCTCATCTCCTTTCCGTGAAGGGCCGGGGTTAATCCTTGGCCCGCTCAAGGCCCCGGCCATGGTAAGTGCGGGCTTGGCCAGCGGTCCGGTAGGATTAAGGGGCGTCCGCTGGTCAAACTCTTTCAATCAAGGAAAGTCTCTTTAGCAAGCCTTGCTACATTTGGTTTCGCACGGAGAAAAGCTCGAAATTTATCCTCGGTTTTGTTTTCCAATGTAACCAGAGCCTCTTTTACAGACTCCTCGGAAGCCAAGAAGTCTTTAACTCTTTTCATTTTTAAGCGTCTAAAAGCAATCATATAGTCTCCTTCTACCCTGATTGGCTCAGGGCTGACCTTTTATAAACTAATTTCTATCTTCCCATCTACGTAGCCTGGGTATGTTGTGTTTGTTAGTTTTTTCATTGTATGTCCTCTTTTAATTTCTTAGCCGCCTCCAAAAGTTCACTGAGGCAGTAAATAAACTCATCGGAATTAAACTCTTTATGGAACGGCTCCGCTTGTTGCTCGTCTATATTCCATGTGACATATATTCGTACTGAGTACGACTCATTAAGGAATCTTTCTATATATTTCCATGGATCATGCTTTGTTTTATAATCTATATTAGTTTTTAACATCCTTTTTTCTCCTTTAGTTAAGTGTTTTGTCTTTAAGTTTTTGTATCCACGTCAAAAGCTAATTTTATAAATCTTGATGCCCCTTCATTAGACACATCATAATCAGCGCCTGCGTCCTGGGCCATACATGCAATATTACAATGCCAAGAATGTGCATAGTCTGAATCTTTTTTCATTGCCTTTTTTAGCACAGCCATTGCCTTCTTTACTTCTTTACTTCTTTACTCATTTTCTTTCTCCTTCTACCTTTATAAACTCTTTCCCGGTCCACTATTAGGCCGGGTGAGGGCTAGCGCAGGTGATAACCCTTGCAAAACCCGCACCGCCGACAAAATTATTACTCCTTTGCTGGGAACTTGAAAACATAGTGCCCGCCGCGCTTTTCCCGGTAAAAATACAGCATCCAGAAAAGATGATTTTCCTGCAACGCTTCTATTATGTACTCATTGCCGGACCAGCCGCCGGTGCTGATTTTGAGGGTGTAGATTTTATCTCGGAACTTGTCTTTTTTCGGCCCGGTCAACTCGAAATATTGGGGATAAGACCAGAGGTCTTCGAGAAGCCAGACAAGCTCCTCGGCCGACTTCTCCCTTATATCCCAATTCCGAATGGTCTCCAATTCTTCTTCTGTTGGGTAACCGTCTTTGTCAGGCATGTTACAGCCCTGTTTCCTGGCTTTTAAGTTCATAAATTCTCCGAATAAGGGGGAATGACAGCTCAAAGTCTGACACTTCTTCGCCGTCTAGAATATTCTCAATCGCTTCTATTTGGGCCAATAGTAAAACAATGACGTTATCCTTTTCTCTGCGCTCTTTACACGGACTTGACACTTTTCACCTTCTTAAATCATCAAGGGTAAATATGCTTTCAAACGCATATCCATGCCTTTCTATTCGCTCCTTTGCGCCTTCTAATCTATCAACCAAAACTACGACCTTTTTAATATTAATATGACCTTTCCCAAGAAAGGCTAAACAGGTTGTATCAATCGCCCGTATAAGTGATCTGCCCGTTGTAGCTACGTCATCAATAATTATTACACTATCGCCTGGTTTAATCTGCCCCTCAACCGATTTACGTTGACCATGTTTTTTCTGCTCGTCTCTGATAAAAAAAGTGTTGTAGTAACCCCTGCCAGACAAGGCTCCAAGCATGACAAGTGCTCCCAGAGCCGGGCCACCAACAGCATCAGCTTCACCTATTTGCTTGCGAAACAAGCTAGCGATAATAGGTGAAAAATCTTTTGAGGTTGTCAGTGGCTTGCAATCAATATAGAAATCACTCTGCTTGCCGGACGATAACGTTGTCGGGCTATACTTAATAGCTTTTGATAATTCTTTTGCTATGAGGGTTTTTATAGTTACCATTTCATTTCTCCCCACCTTTAGGTTCTCCCACATACCACGGGCAACCAGGGCCGGGGCGCATATAGAGAATATCAGTGATTTGGTGGTAATTCATTTGACAGCGCTTGCTCCAATGGTCGGAAATATACAGCGGGCAATCTTCTGAACACTCCCCGCTTGGGTCTGGTTTTGGTATTTTCGGCCCGGCTCGATATTCGGTCATGCTATTTCTCCCTTCCTTCCGTTTTTCTCCCAATCCTCGATCATGGCCCAAAACACCCGGCCAGGCATCCGTCTAAATGGTAACCAGGTATCTTTTCTGACCGGCTGGGGCCACCCCACACAGCAAGAACCTCAAAGGTCCAAAGACGGCCCTTGTAGGTGTGCTCGTAGAAGCTGTTTGAGCAGAGAAAGCCACCGTCAGGTATAGGGTCGCAAGGCATGTCAAAACCTCTTTAAAAGTTCTAAGAGTTTTTTAGGAATAGGATCATTGACAGGTATGCCTCGTTCTATTATTTGGGTATTTGTATTTGGTTCATAATACACATAATAATAAGTTTTTTCTTCTGAAAAACTTATTAAAAGAGAATTACGTTCATACCATTCCAGGGTTATTTCTGTCGGTCCAGTAAGAGATAATTGACAATCAATTCCATCATATCTGTCAATATCTTGTGGGAAGCCTTTTAAGAAAAAAATAATATTTTCAGTAGTCTTTTTTAGTCCTTCTTGAAGTTGCCTAATTCTTCCGATTGACTCGTTCATTTTTTACTCCTTTATTATATTATAACCTATTTGAACAGATTTTTTAAAAAAATCCTTTAACCTTTTCCTTATAAGGCTTGTATGGATTTGTCTTTGCAAAATCGTAAATATCGGCCCGATCTTTTAAATGGCCTTTTGCTGGCATAATGACGCCGACTGGTTTTCCTTGATCGAGAAATAAAGCCATATCGAAAGAATAATCCGCCTCTTGGTCACTCTTTTTTATTTTAACTTCTGCATTTGGATATAGTGTTAGAATAACATCAACGTATTTTGCTTGAAATAAGTCTTCATATTGATCTGGATAATCTTTACCTACAATATGGGCACAAGCAAAATGAGAAATATAATTATCTGTTGGCTGTAAAGTTTCTCCCATAATTTCAGCGTCAACAAATTCTCCTTCAAACATTATTTCCATATCTTCATATTTTCTATTTTTTACTGTATTAACAGGGAACTTAGGCTTGAAATTTTCATCAACTCTTACCATATAATAACCATCAGTAAATAAATCTTTTGTTAAATATTGTTGATCTACATTTTCAATAATTTCTTGTTTCCTTGGAACGAACTCGTTATAATACCAACCATCAATACTTTGAATCCTTCCTTTAGTTCTACCCGGTAATTTTCTAGGGCCTAATTTATTTCTTTGCCGATAAGCCCTCGAAGGAAATTTTTTCTTGATTGTATCTTTAAATTTTTTTAATTCTTCTTTAGTATTGATTATAGTATAAATTGTTCTGGTTTTGTCAATCTTAAATTCGACTACGCCGTAATTCTTTTTGTTTTTATTGTATGCGTCCGATGCGATTTCATTACTATAATCTTCAATATGTCCAAGTTTGCTTCTTCGACTTAATTGTCTTACATAATCTGAAGCTCCATAATCCCATTCTTTTTCAACGTCTCTTTGTTTTGGTGCAATAGCAATAGCTTTATCAATATTATCTAAGAGGAAATGTTTTTGTTCAGCCATACTAAAAAACGAGCTTTGATTGAAACCTTGGAAAACTTCTCTATTCATTATATAACCTCTTATGCAAAGTAATTAAAGCACCGCAAGGTTTCAGTCCATGATTAGATAGATTCTGAATCATAGGGACATTTCCTATATTAGCACCAAAACAAATATATTCTACTCCTTGTTCTCCATAATGTTTTTGCCTTCTGCATATTAAAGCCGAACCTATTCCTATCCTTTTATAAAAAGGAGAAACAATTAAACCCATTCCTGATTGCGGATTTGTTATTACTCCTGTTTTGTTTTTTAAATCAATATCAATATCAACAATAATCGCCCCAACAATCCTTCCTCTGATTTTGCCTATAAGAACGTAAGGAAATTCATTCTTACTTTTTATAACTTCTTCAAATCTATTAGTATATAAATCTTGCGCCATTCCTTTATTAAAAAAGTTATCAGTAACAAATCTCGAAGGAAAACCCGAAAGAGAGAAAACATCTCTATACATCTTTCGTATATCTTCAACATCGCATTCTTCTGCTTTAGTGATACTATCCAAACCCGTCCCTAAAAGGTCTTCTGGTCTATAAGCAAAATCTTGTGATAAAGTAGCCATATTAAGAAAACCCTCGGCGTAGTAAAAACCGGCTTTTTCTAATGCTCTTATTTCAACAACCGAAGTCGAAGGTAAGTTAGCTGATAGAAAAGTATATCCATATTCTTTAGCCTGTTTGCAAATTTGTTTTGCTAATTCATTTGCTGTTTCTTCTTGGTGGTAAAAAAAGTTTTTATCCGTTTCATTAGTTTGTTTACGAACAGTAAAAAGTTCTATTCCTCCTATTTTAAAATTCCAATACTTGCTCAAAAAATCAGAGCTTGACAACTTTATTATTCCATTTGCTTGTTCAGCTGTGGATTGAACAATTACTAAGTTTCCTTTTTCAAAATCTATAAAAATATTTTTCGCTCTTATTTGCTCAAGAAAAGTATCAATATGATATTTGACTACTTCAGGAATTACTTTACCAAAACGCATAGAGACTATTTTCTGATAGTAATTTTGAAGAAGCTTAATTACTTGGTTGTCTAATTCATTGCCGGACTTATCGTTAGGAATATAAGGAAAGTTTATATTAAACATACTATTTTTCTATAAACTTTGCCGAATAAATATGGTTATATTCAATATTATCTTCGCAATCTGAAAGTTTTACTCCATCGGCCACAAAAATAATATTTTCTGACTTTAGATTAAGAATTTCTAATTGTTCAGGAGTTAATTCTATCTTGACAGTTCTGAGATAAATTAAAGTTGCATCATATTCTGCTGATTCATTAAAATCTCGCGGATCATAAGACATGTCAATTTCTAAATACATTTTTTCTCCTTAATTACAAATCGTTCTCGAAATAATTTGGCAATCTTTCCTATTTCAGTTTGTCTATTCATAATATCTTTTAAATGTTTTGTAGATATATATGCTTTCATTTGGTTATTATATTCGATAATTTGTAGGTCTTGTAATACTGAGAATGCTAAATCAATTTCCTCAGAATAAGGAAAATCAGAATCAAAATTGAAATGTATATCTTCCATTATATCAGGGAAAGCCTCTTTCATTTCTTGATAAAATTTGTAAATATTTCCTTTTTTTAGAAATAATTTTCTGTCGCCTTTCTCAAGCGCTTTTACAAGTACCTCTAAAATAATATCCGAAGCATCATAGTCTGGGACATACGCATCAAAACGTCCAATTTTTGTTTTCATTCTTTCTCCTTAATCTTTCTGGATACAAATTGGTTTAACGATTTCGTATATCTTTTTCCCTCTCGCTTCTCCTACACAACTTGGGGTGGATAGTTGAACCTGCTCCTGGGTTAGTTTTATTCTAACAATACGAAAAAAACCGTTAAAATCATCAATCATCTCGACATATAAATATAGTTCTTCCTCTTTCTTCTCTGGCAATTCTGAAACTTGAATCGCTAAGGCATTTTTTTCAGTTACATCATCACAAATTTCCCAATGATAATAAGAAGTTCCAATTTTTTCGCATTTAGTTCCTCCCCCGTTACCTTCTTCCCAATCAATCGGGCAATGAGAGCAATCTATTTTTGTGCCTTCGTTGTCAGGTGTGTTAGGAAAATTATCAGAAACATATTGACATAAATAACAAGAATGAAGTATATTTCTGTATTCTGGGTCGTATTTTTCAAGCCAACCAACTTTTCTTAACCCTGTTTCCCCCATACCCCTCCATTGACGCCGGAACTTGGATATAGCCTCGGACCTTGTTAATTTATTCATAATTTTTCTCCTTTATTCTACTGCTTCAGTTAAAGTCCATAAACAAAGGCCAGTTTCGCATATCATAATTTTAATCCTCCCTTGCCATGAGTCTGTTTTTAAAATCTCAACTTTCGTTCCTGGCTTTAAAGTGATAGCCTGCCTCATATCTAAAATCTTTTTTAAGGCTTTGCGCTTTTTGGTTATTGAAAAATTTATAACCTGGTCAAGTATCCGTTCCGTTCTACAAAAAGCATATCCTTCTACTGTGTATTTTATTTCTCCAGCAAACAAATTGCTTGAAAAAAATAACATGAAAATAAATATTAGGATTGCTTTCATTTTCTCTTAAATCCCCAACAATTATTAATTATGTTAACTTTTTCTGCTAAAGTAAATTCGTAATCAGTAGTGGGAACGTTTTTATTAGTCGATGTAAACACATAATTAGAGAACGCATGATGTGAACAATATTCTCCTTCCAAATATACACAAGATGAACATTGTTCAAGATGGTTGAACTTTTCTACATTTACATGCTGTATCTTGTCTGCAATTGCCACTCTACGAACTATGTATTTCTTATAATCATATATAAATAGCTCCCCTATACCATGAAGACTACTTAAAATTATCTTATCAACCCATAAAAGGTTTCCATAAATATCTCTGAAGTGATTTTCTTTGATTTCATAACCCATTTTTTTAAACTCCTTTATTTTTATTATAACCTATAAATCCTTTTGCTTTTTGTGCTTCTCCATCCCCTTTTCTAACAGTGGTCAATACTACTAGGCCCCTCCTCTAAAGAAAAAATCAATCCAAGAAGTAGCCAGGTCCCCCCACGTATAACAAATGGTATAAAGAATGCTATTGATGCTAACTTTTTCTCCCCAGTTTCAACAAATACCTCATTCGCTACATGAAGTTCATACATACTATACATAGATCCAGTAAAGAATAAAATAAAAGCTAAAATTAAGGCTGTATAATATATCCAACTCTTATCATCTGAGCAGAGGCAAAAAATTATAAGACCTATAAAAAAGAACTCATGGAAAAATAAAATCAAATAACTCATTTTACTACTCCTTTAAATTTAAAAAAATTAATACTTCCTAATAAAACTAAAACACTTTTCATCTTTCCTTCTTTATTATATTATAACCTATTCTGGATTGTTTTTTGAAAATAATTTATTTACCCACAATTAGACCAGCCACACGAAAGGCATTTAGAGCAACCTTCCTCTAAGACAACGCTATAATTTTTACATTCTGCACAAATAGTTCCAACCCCTTCTTTCTGAAATTCAACATCAGAATAATTTTTTTCAAGTATTTTAGCTACAGCATCAGGAACAGAATAAACAGGAAAGCCATAATTCCAAACCACTCCATTTCCTCTGATATTCTTTAATTGTTTGATTATTTCAACTACATCAATTCCAGAACGCAAAGCAAGAGAAATTAATCTTGCTATCGCTTCGCCATCGGCTGATTCATCTGCTCCTGATTTACCTGTAATCAAGAATACATCAAAAGGTTTTTTAATATCGTTTTCGTCTTTTACCTCTCCTATGGCAATATATAAATGGCCTTTATTCGTTCTGATTTTTTCTATAATAGCTTCTGTCCTACTTGGTCTTTCAACCGGAGACCTTTTAGATACTTGAGCCTCAACCTCCCTTGAGCCCTCTCTATACATTGTAACTGACTTGCATCCTGATTGATAAGCCTTATGAAACGTATCACTTATTTCTTTTTTTGTAATATTTTTTGGTAAATTTATTGTCTTAGATATTCCCGAATGGATGTATTTTTGAAGTGTTGATAACATTTTTATATGCTGTTCTGGTTTTATGTCTTTCGCACATGCAAAATATTCTGGAACCTTTTTACCCGGATGTTCATTTACCCACTTTTCATACAATGGATGTTTTATTGTAATCGTTTCTTCTATACATTTCTTTTCAAACTCGAATGAAAATACAGGTTCACATCCACTTGAACAATTTGCTATTAGGCTTATTGAACCAGTAGGAGCTATTGTAGTTAGTAAACCATTTCTCCTTGTCATTCCAATTGAGACTAACTTTTCCGGTATACCTTTTTCTTTCCCTAGTTTTTCACTTGCCTCGTTTGCATAGTCGCTTAGAGCTTTCATTATCTTTTCAGATATTTCAATAGCCTCTTTACTCCTGTAATCTATCTCTAATTTAATCAAAGTATCAGCAAGGCCCATAATTCCGAGTCCTATTCTTCTTGTCTTTTTAGCCTCTATTTCAAATTGACTTGTTGGATAAGTCGTAACATCAATAACATCATCAAGAAATCTAACTGAATAACCAACAATTTTTTCTAATGACTGAAAATCAAATTCTTTATTTTTAACAAACTTTGATAAATTTATTGAGCCAAGCACGCAACTGCCATTAGATGGCAACGGCTGTTCGCCACACTGGGCACACAGTATATTATTGTGCTTAGGTTTTTTAGACTTAGTCTCATCTTCATTTACCATTATATAAAAATTATGATTACCATCAACAGTCCCATTATAAACATCTTCATACCCATCTTCTTCAACCGAAACAACAACAAAATTTAACTCAGAGGCTTGTTGTAAATCTTTGTACGAAGTAAAGCAATATTTATTAAACCCTGATTCATTTGAACAACGTATTCTATAATGGACGCTACTCTTTTTGCATGAAGATTCCCATTCTTTTCTTAGTGGGTTCCTTTTAAGATTTTTTCTAAGTATATTATAAATATACATTTGATTAATCCTAGTTTCCCGTTGCCTATTTTCAAGATACGAATAAAATTTATTTCTATTACCCTCATCTGAACGTCCATAATCGTTTGAACATTTCCAAGAACAAAACGAACGCTCTCTATTCCGCCATTTAGTTATAAAGGGATCTCCACACCACTCACATATTTTATTTACATAAATACAACCACTATCAAAAAATATATCCATATCTGTTTCTTTTATTAATTCTAAAAATCTTTTGTATTCTCTAATATGGGAAGAATGTTCTAAAGCAATAACCCCTGCTTTTTTAGCCGCTGCTAACAACATCTTACTCGAACAAGTATAATCACCGAGAGAATATGAGCTAGAAGGCAAGCCGCTCGATAAACAATAATCATGCCATTCGTCCTTAGTAACTCGCCTACCCAATTCCTTAGAATACTTAATAGCTTGATTAAAAACATGGTCTGGAGTAACCCCTTTGTATCTACCATTATTACACCCAGAATGGTCCTGTTTTATTAACCAATTTTTTTCAGGAAATCTATTCATAGGATTATTATCACCAAACATATTTAATGAATGTAATTTATCGTGATCTTCCTTAGTCATAACAATTAAATTATCAAAAGTATTATCTAACCCATTATAATTATCATGATGAACAACCTCGTCAAATTTTAATTTGCGGCCAAGTTTAAACTCAGCCAATATCCTATGTTCTGATATGGTCTGCGAAAAGCCTGTATTAATCCATTTATAATCCTGTGATTTAGAATTAGAATGGTTAAGTATTTCTTTAAAAGAAGCGTTGTATGAAATCATGTGATGCAATCTATCACCACTAACTAACTCATCGGCTCTCTTTATACTGCCTCCCTTTGTATAAAACTTATGATTTTCAGTACAACGAACAATAGAGCCATCATCTAAAGTAACTTTAAGAATTTTCTTATTTTTACCAGTAAGGCGTGGTCTACGCATCATTTGAACTTCAACCTTCTGTATTTTTTTATTAAAACAAAACACAGGTATATCTTTATTTTCTTCAGCCAAAGTTTTAATATCAACATATTGTCTACCATCAGCTACGTAAACCATTGAGTTACCAACAATACAAGGGTTACATGATTCAATAGTTTCTATCTCTTTTAATTCACTACGTTTATTGATTTGATCAATAAAAATAACCGAAGGTTCGCCGGAGTTCCACGTCCCTGAAACTATCTCATCCCAAAGAGCATTCGGATTAATAGTTTCTACTTCATTTCCTTTCCATGTCAAAGAGAAAGGTTCTCCAAGTTCTAATTTATTCATAAATTTATCTGTTATAGCAACACTTAAATTAAAATTAGATAAACGGCCTTCTTTGTTTTTTGATCTGACAAATTCAAATATGTCTGGATGGTCACAACGTAATGTTGCCATATTAGCACCGCGCCTAACACCTCCTTGTTTCATCTGACCTGTAGCAACATCGAAAATCTTTAGAAAAGAAACTGGTCCGCTTGCTACGCCGTTTGTATGCTTTACTTCTGATCCTTTTGGCCTGAGTGATGAAAATGAAAATCCAGTGCCTCCGCCTTCTTTATGAATAAGAACTGCTGTTTTTAAGGAATCAAAGATTCCTTTTATGCTATCGTCTATTCCAATAACGAAACAAGCAAGTAATTGTCTTGTTGGTTTTTTGCCTGCATTTATAAGACATGGTGTATTAGGTAAAAATTTCAATTCATTCATCATTCTATAAAATCTTTTTTCCCATTTATTCTTTGCCTCTTCTGATATTTCAGCAGAAGCAATAGAATTAGCAACACGATGTAGCATATCTTCTGGAGATTCTTTATCTCCTTTGCTTGTAATCAAATAACGAAACTCTAATATCTCTTTTGCATTCTCAGTCAAATTCATATTTAATCCTTTTTCTTTGCAGGCGAACCGATATAAATTCCAGGCTCTATACAGTCTTTTGTAACTAGTGATCCGGCTCCAATTTCTACTCCTGGCCCAATAACAATTCCTGCTAATATAATAGTTCTGGAACCAATTTTACAATCAGGTCCAATAATGACAGGGAGCTCTTCTGTATCGGAATCTCCCATATGTTTAACTCTTGTCGTAGTAACGCCTGAACCTATCAATACATTATCTTTAATGATAGTAGATTTTCCAATCATTGTCTGGCGTTTGATAATAACATTATTTCCTATTTTACAAGGACCGCTTGTATTTACATAATCTTGTAAAACCGTATCATCTCCAATAACAGTTCCTTTCAT